TACAACTTCCAGCACAGGAGACGCATCTTATCAATTAGCATTTGGTAGTACTGCATCAAATGGTGGAGGAACACCACAATTAAGACTTAGAAAAGGTATTGACACAACATGGAATTCTTGGTATACCGTACCATTAAAGGCCACTGCGTCATTTAGCTCGGTTAGTAGTGTAACTGTCACACATAATTTTAACACTAAAGATGTGTTAGTAATGTGTTATGACAACTCAGATAATATGTTTTGGCCATCTAATATTGCAACAACAAGTGTGAATGTGGTAACAATAACTTTTGCATCAAATAGAACAGGACGGGTTGTTATTATTGGATAAAATTCGTATATTATAAAATATGTTAAGAGAAAATGTTGAAGTAAGTGGTTCATTAAATGTAAGTGGACAATATATCATACCTAGAGGACCAAGGGCTAATAGACCAACCAGTCCTGATATTGGATCATTATATTTAGAGGAATCACCTAGCGGTAGTTTTGTTGTAACATATACTGCGTCGTCAAATTATGATAGTGGTTGGGAACCTGTTGGTTCACAAGACACGGACAGAACAGGATTCAAATATAGACAAGTTGTAAATTTTTCTTATTTAGCTGGCGGTTACAAAGACGCCTCACCTTGGAAGAATGTTCATAGAACAACAAATTCAACAGATCAAACAGTTCACTTAGGTGAACTATTGGATTATCCAGCATCATATACATCAGGGGCTTGTAGTAAAAGTATTTTATTTCTTTGGTCGACAAATACTGACGGAACTTTTAAAGGTGACAGTACTATCCATTCAACTTGGACTAGTGGTGTACACATGGTTAATGAAACCTCATATGCTCACCAATCAAAATGGGACTTATTAAATGCAAGAGATGACTGTGGAACTTTACATCAGGAAACAGAATTTGCTTGGATATTCGGTGCAGGTGTTGCTGCGGTTGAAAAATTTAATCTAACAAATGAAACGATGTATAGTGTGTACTATGGCGCACCTTACACCCAAACAGTGGCAACAACATCAATTACAGGTAGTGGACCATCAGGTGCTTCTGGATTTTCTGACGAGAACTATGGTTATGGTTGGACACAACAAAGTGGTACGAAATTATTTTTTGCTAATGACACATTTACAAACAACCAACAATGGGGTGCGAGTGGACAACAAAAAGGTATTAGTTCAAAAGTAGGAAAGGGATATGCAGGAAATGAAGGTACATACAATGGTGGTTATAACTTAAGAAGATGGAATGTTTTTACAGAAACAAATATTGGGAATGTTGCAAAGCCGCATCCTAACTGTGGAGAAGAGAATTTTACAATGGGACAAGATCATCAATATATGTTAGGGTGTTATGACGGACTTCAAGTAAACACTAGTTGGAAGTTCGTGTATGCAACTGATAGTGGAACGGTTAACCCATCTGGTTTAGCTCCTGGAGTAAACGGTGGAACATCGTCCGGACATTGTGGATGGAGAACATAAAAATTATATTTATATTACATGATACACGAGAATATTGAGATTAGTGGGTCCTTAAGAGGTCAGGGTGTGACAAAACCACCAACAGGAACAAGAGCAAATAGACCAAGTAGTCCACAAACAGGTTCTTTATACTTAGAACAAGCTGCTAGTGGTAGTTTTTTAATGGTTTATGTTGGTGTAAGTAACAACGATAGTGGTTGGGTTAGAGTATCGTCACAAGTAAATGCTAATGTTGGTTTTAAATTTAGACAAATAATTAGTGTTTCTTATCTTGCTGGTGGATATAAAGATTCGACACCTTGGAAAAATGTACATAAAACAATTAACTCTACTGATCAGACAACTCATATTGGTGAACTATTAGATTTTCCTGCAACATATACATCGGGAGCTTGTAGTAAATATATCTTTTTTGTTTGGTCTGTTAATACAGATGGTGCATTTAAAGGACCATCCGATGTACATAGTGTTAGAACTTCGGCTATTAATATGAATAATGACACAAAATATGCACACCAAACTAAGTTTAACATTACCGCAAATAGAAGTGACTTAGGTACAATGCATAAAGAGACAGAAACGGCATATATGTTTACGGGAGGCAGCTCAACCGTTGAAAGATTTGATTTAAGTACAGAAACAATTTCAACAGGATTTCATTTAACAACAATAGATGGTGGTGATGGTGGTTCGGCATTTTCTGATGAGAACTTTGGTTATGGTTGGACAAGTAGTGCCGGTATTAAAATGAGTTTTGCAACAGAAACAATTCAATCATCTAGTCAATGGGGTGCACACTCACAACAAAAAGGAATTAGTTCAAAAGTTGGAAAAGGATATGCGGGAAACGAAGGTTCTTATAATGGTGGATATAACCTTAGACGATGGAGCAATGCCAACGATACAAATATTGGGAATGTTGCAAAACCACATCCTAACTGCGGAGAAGAGAACTTTACAATGGGACAAGATCATCAATATATGTTAGGTAACTATGATGGAGCACAAAATAATACTAGTTGGAAATTCTTTTATTCGACAGATACTGGAACAACCAGTGTAAGTGGATTAAACCCCGGCGTAAATGCTGGAACATCGTCCGGACATTGTGGATGGAGGGCATAAAAATAATTAAATTATGATATACGAGAATTTAGAAGTTAGTGGTAGTTTAACATCGGATAGAGTGGTTAATAGACCACCTAGAGGAACAAGAGCAAATAGACCTGGTTCACCATTATCTGGTTCCTTATATTTGGAGGAGTCCGTTAGTGGTAGTTTCTTAATGTTATATACCGGAGTGTCAAATATAGATAATGGATGGGAAAGAATAGCAGCACAAGAAACTATACCAATTGCATTTAAGTATAGACAAGTTTTATCATATACCTATTTAGCTGGTGGATATAAAGATTCATCTCCGTGGAGAAACGTACATAAAACAACAAACTCAACAAGTCAAACAACACACGTTGGTGAATTATTAGATTATCCGGTATCTTATACATCAGGAGCGTGTAATAAAACAATTTTGTTTATTTGGTCTGTAAATAGTGACGGTGCGTGGAAAGGACCTAGTCAAATTGATGGAACCAGAACTGCTGCGATTAATATGTTTAATGATACAAACTACGCACATCAAACAAAGTTTAATACGGGTATTGCAAGAAGTGACGTTGCTACTATGCAAAAAGAAAATGAATTTGCTTATTTATTTTCAGGTGGTTCAACAACAATTGAAAAGTTTAACCTAACTAATGAAAGTTATGTTAGTGGTTTTGGAGTAACATCTATTAGTGGAGATGATGGTGCAGGTGCATTTTATGATGAAAGTTTTGGATACGCGTGGACAACATCTGCCGGTATAAAATTTAATTTCTCAAATGAAACACCAAGTTCATCAACACAATGGGGTGCACATGCACAACAAAAAGGTATACCATCTAAAGTTGGTAAAGGTTATTGTGGTAATGAGGGATCATACAATGGTGGATATAACCTAAGAAGATGGAGCAACTCAACGGATACAAATCTTGGTAACGTGGCGAAACCACATCCAAATTGTGGAGAGGAAAATTTTGCTTTGGGTCAAGATTGGCAATATATGTTAGGTAATTATGATGGAACAGGTCAAAATAATGTTAGTTGGCAATTAGTATATGCAACGGACACAGGGTCAAATTCCATTCCTGGATTAGCACCTCGGGTTAATCCTGGAACATCATCTGGACATTGTGGTTGGAGATAAGTTGACATTTTAAAAAATTTTACTTATATTAGTATAAAAAACAAATATGGAACAAGGTTACAAATATGACAGGTCTAATTTCATCAATAACCCATTTGATGAAAAATTAATGCAAATATCTGAAAGTATGTCTTTTGCACTACCAAAGTACAAGGCATATAATTTCGTTGGAGGTGCTCAGATAACTCCATATGCTAGATTAAAACAATGGTTATTGGAATTGAGAGGTAGAGAGGATGCTGTTGAACATTTAGAATATACAGTAAGAAAGGCTGAACTTGAAATTCAAATGGATGAAGAAAGTAAAGAATTTATTACCGACATCAAAAGAAAAGAAATGGTTGATTTAACCATTGCAGATAAACACATTGATTTAAGAAAGTTTAAAAGAAACCTAAAAGATGCATATAGAGAAAGACAAGGGTTTATTGATTTAATTAAGGAATATTTAGAATCAGATGATGCCATCTTACCTGATGGTACCAAATTAATTGATGTTTTTGGTAATCCAGATTTAGAGGAAAAATATGAACACGAGTATTGGACAATTCGTATGGCTAAACAAGCGATGTTAGATATGATTTCATACGGTAGAATTGGTACGGGTAACTTAGATTCAATTCTTATGATGGACCCTGAACAACAAAAACAAGTTCTAACATTGGCTTCAGCGTACACAATTTCAATTGATAAAAACATTAATCAATTAATGTCAGAAGCAACAACAAATAATTTTTCAATTGAAGAATCGTTAAAGAATCAATTGAAATTAACAGAACCAAATAAAATACAAACAGAAAAATTATTATAATGACACACATATTTTTCAAAGCACATGGAGAAGTACCTGGTTACATTCAAGTAATCGGGATGTATTTAAATTACAATTACGGTAGAATTGCCGATGAGTATAACGACATGAGAGTTGAATTAAATAAACTTGGTGCAATTGTTATTCCTGAAGAAGTGGCTAAAGGTTTTGTTTTTGCCGACATATACAAAGATTATATTAGCGTTAGAACAAATTCACACATCATGGATGAAATTCCTCAGTTAGCAGAATCTAGTGAAACAGAAACAGAAAAAGTAAAACATTTTCTTACTGACGAAGATAAAGCAGCCGCTGTTGCGTTTAATAAAGCGGCAATGAAAAAAGTAGTTGCGGATAGATTTTCCGAAAGATACAAAAATCTTATGGTTGATGCATCTATATTGGAGAAAGACACTTGGGAAGAGCAAAAAAGAGAAGCGTTTGGTTGGACTGCTGATGAAGATTATCAAACACCAATCATTGATATTTTATGTGCTGGTAGAAATATTGATAAATCAGTATTTGTACAAAAAATTATTAATAATGTAACGGCATACAATACAAAATTGGCAAACCTATTATTGGAACAACAATTGTTAGAAGAAAGAATTAAGGCGTGTGTAAACATTGCTGATTGTCACAGACTTAAGCATGAAAAATTTGGAATTGCTTTAAGTAAACAACAAAGGGAAGATGAGAATATCGAAACAACACCTCTCACATTGAGAATGGACTTTTAAATAGTTTTTAATGAATTTAGCAATTAACGGAACGTGTGCTAAGGGATGTTCATTTTGTTTTACTAAAGAAGAAGCAAGAACAAAACACACGTTAGGTGAAATGGATATAGAAATGGTCGATAAAATTATCGACCATTATCGTCTAAGTAACTCTAATGAAGAGATTACTATACTTGGAGGAGAACCAACACAACATTCAAATTTTATTGGGATATTAGACCATATATTTTCTAAGGGATTTAAAGTAAATCTTGTTAGTAATTTTTTATTTGGTAAAACAACTAGAGAGTATATTGTTGAAAATATAAAAAATATCAGATGGGTTTTCCCGAACGCCGCTGAACTCAATGAGAAAAACAGAATGGTTATTTTCAAAAAAAACTATTTGGAAATATACAAAGCATATGCTAATACTTGGGGATTTGAAACTAACCCAAGATTATACTTAGCATTAACAATGTCAAGTGATTGGAAGAATAGAAATTTCTACGAATATGTCAAGTGGATGTACCATGAATTAGATGGTAAAATAAACGCTATTAGACTAGGGTTAGACTTAACTGGTACCTATCTCATCAACAACAAAGAGATGGG